GTACTGTGGAGGAACCAATTCTTCGCCTCCAAAAACAGAAATTGACTCTGTTTCAGGATAAATTTTTGAAGGAATTAGTGTTTCATAATCATTTGCAGTTAAAGCTCTATTTTGAGAAGCATAAATGCATGGAGCATACCTTTTAACCGACTCCACAGACTCTATTGAGTCCCCTCCAGATGCCCCTGTAGCAGTTGTTAACAAAGAAATACCTGATGTAACAGTATATTCAGTAGTTCCTTGCGTATAAACGATTCTACCAGCAAATTGGAAAGAATTTACTCCGTTTGCAGCGTCTCCATTTGATACAATATAATTTGCAGTGATAAAATTACCATCTTCAAGTGCTTTTCCAAAAATATTGTCACCAAAAAAGATTTCATACTGCTCATCTTCAGATTCTTGGAGATAAAATACTGCAGAATTCTTATCTATATCAAAAAGACTGTCTTGTCGGTTATATTTTACTGAAGGAGAGAATTCTGAGTTGTCATTTTTAACAGATATTGCGATTAAGTCAGTATCAATTCCAATATTTGGTAAAATAAACTGCTGATTTGGATTTCGACTGCTAAAAGTAAAATTACTTGTCAATAAAGACCCTTCATTTACTTGAATTTCGTTAAATTCTGCTATACCATTGACTACAGGAACTGTAATATCTTCTACAATTGAGAAAACAAACGAAGATCCACCAAAATTACCCGAACTTGAACAAACTGGGCCTTTTTTTAGAGTGATTGTAGATGGTCTAGGTGATATTTCTGCTGTATCTACGAAAAAATTGATAAAAGATGTTGCCGATTTACGGGATCGGGGTAAATATCCTATATTTCTTGCAAGTGAAACAACGTTTTCTCTTAATGTTGCACTATCAATGAACACTTCATTCGCTACCATGTTGGCATTGTATGAAGTGAGGTATGTATTATATGCTAGAACGTCTAAAACTGTTGATAAGTTTGATCCTTCAAAGTCATAATCCGTAAAATTGGAGTTTGACTTTAAATAATTCTTGAGTGTTGTCTTGACTTGATCAAAATCAAGGTTTGAAAAATTAACTAATGGCATTTTTACCTAGTTGGTTGCAAAACAAATTGTAATGATTGGGGCAAAACATCTGCTCCTATTACCTGATATTCAATTGTTACATCAAAAGCATTACTATCTGGGTTAGCAATAGATCTTACATTAAGTAATTTCACTCTTGGCTCATAATTGTTAATCGATAATCTTATTTCATCTTCAATTGTTCTTGCAGATAAAGCATCAACGTTTTCAAATAGTGAATTTGAAACTCTTGAACCAAAGTTTTCGTCAAAAAACTTCTCACCAGGTAGTGTTAATACAATATTTCGCAAAGATCTGCTAATTGCAGTCTCATTTTTGAGGGCAATAAGGTCTGAATTCAGGGGATTAGTCTGAAATGACATACTTATGTCCTTAAAACCTTGGCTTACCCTCTCTAATGGCATTAATATACGATTATTATATTATATTTTATTTATCATTGTTATTTTGGTACTAACTTTCCTCTCTTATTTCCCATTCAGTCATGTATTTTCTGTCTTCATCTGATTGTTCTTTAGTATATTCTGCTACTTCTTCTTTTTCTTGCTTTTCTTTTGCTGTTTTCCAGAAATAATTCTCATCACTTCCTAAGCCATCACGATCATGACCGTTCTCTACTTGATAGTAAACCGTTGAAACCTTAAAATCAGGCATCTTAGGTGGTTCAGGTGTTAAACTATTATCATAGATACGCATTCTATTGTTTGGATAGAGTGCAAATTGACCATTATCAAGTTCAATTAGATTATGTGACTTATGTTCAGCAGGATTTTCACTTGTAGAATAGTCAACCGCATCAACATCTTGATGATAGTTATCTAATGTACAAATATATGTACCTGTTTGATTGCCATAGTCTCTTGTATAGAGTTCAAAGTGCATTGAACCTACAAACTGCTTCTGTACTGCTGTTACACCATAGTCCATACAGTTCCAGAATTGAAGGTTATGTAACTCCATATCAGGATCAGGAATCTCTGGCTCACTTAGAAATGCTGATATCGGTAACTTATCAAACATTGCCGCATAATCAGGTAGATATGTCTCAAAGTAAAAAGCACGTCCAGGTATGCTTTTAGCAGCAACCCAAACGCCTTTTACAAATTCACCATGTCCACCTTTATGATCTAAAAGATATTCTTTTCTTACCCACACTTCATATGCAGGTAAGTTACAAATTAGTGCTGGCATAGTTAACCTTGACCTCTAGTTCTCTTTTTAGCATGATTACGAGAGGACGCTGCATATTTGGTATGCTTTCCTCTTCCTTGACGAGTTTTCTTTGGCTTTGATTCAACTTGAATCTCACCGTTTATTGTTTTTGCCATTTAACAACCCTCCGAGTCGTGTGTGTCTTCATCAATTAAATCGAGTTTCGCCGCTACAGATGATTCAGTTGCTCTAATACGATACTGAACCGAGTCACGCTCTGATAGTTCTGTAAGAATATTCGAGCAAAGAAACCATAGTTCTTCTGTTGTTTTAGAAGGCATATGGAGATCAACCCATTTTACGGATCGACCCATTGATAACTGTTCTTCTGTATTCATATTAGATGATACGAGTTTTTTCGTGGCCAACTCTTATCCGAGGATCGCACCAGATTTCATAACCTTTCTCAAGAGCATCTAAACAGAAACTTACATCCTCTCCACACATATCCTGAACTGCACCTGACTCAAAGACTTGCATCTTTGGAGCAAACCAAGGATATGGTAGATTCTCAAAGACTCCTTTCTTAATTGCAACCCAACCAAAGCCTGTGTAATCTACAGTGAATGGTTTCTTACGCTTGCTGATCGATTCCACAGTCTCGTGGTTCATAACTCCACCATTCTTACGGAAATCATCTTCTTCTAACCAGTGTGCAACAGAGGTAGTTTGCCCATCTTCGGTAGCATACCATCCTGCAACGATTTCTTTCTCTTCACCTTCTCCGTTATCTGCAAGATCTAGTAACTGCCAGAACTGCTGTGTATTAAAGACAATATCCGAATCAATCCATATCTGATAATCATATTCTAATTTACCATCCCAAGGTATTTGCTTAGGCCCTCTTAATACATTTGCTCCTAATACCTTACATCTTGCGAAGTTTACCATTGATGAGTAATCCTGAGATATCTGAATACTCATTCCATTCTGTACAATATCAAAACACAACTGTACAAAGTTCTTCAAGTATGTGTAAGATACTCCTCTACCTGGTAAACAAAATACTATCTTCTTTCCTTTAAATCTTTCTTTGATGGCAGGTATGTCCCACTCTACTTTTTTAGAGGGTTTGGGAGCATTCGCCTTAACAGTAAATCCTTTGGCCATAATACTTTGTAGCTACAATTCATTCTACACTGGTATTATGTATATGTCAATGTTTAATATGAGTCCTCTTCCCACATGGGGGTTTTCTGTATAATTTTTCCTGGCCCACCAACGCCGCACTTTGGAGCAAGTTTGATATATGATAAGTCTCTCTCTGTATAGTTTGTCTCTAGTAAATCAATCATGACTTGAAGTAGTTCCCACTTCTCTTCAAACTCTTCTTCATCTAGATTGCAATATAATACTCTCTCCTTTGCATAGATGTGATAAGTAGTTTGCTCCACAATTTTTCACCGCAAATTTTTTTATATATTTAAAAATCTATAGGGCGGTTTTATGGCCACCAAAAATTTTTTTATATTTGTATATCTCTCTCGCTTTGTCACCTCTGTAGGTTAGGGTAGTTTGCTTTTTTTATAACGGCAACGCAACCGCCACAAAATAACAACGAACCGCCCATAACTGCTGTCACACGGATATAAACAATTATAGCATATTACGCTACTAACTGTCAACAACTAAAAGACCACTAAGTGTTAGTTAGTGGCCTATGAGTTCTTATCATTTAGAGTGCTGTATCTGTCACCTCTACGATATCATCTAGGACTGCTAATACGTCGTTTCCGTTATCAGCATTGTCTAGAAGGAAAAATGCAAAGTTCTCAGACATGATTGTAATAATAAAGTATAAAGAATAGTTTAAAGACTTACTCAGGTCTAATAACATTTAAGGACTGTTAAT